AGAGATAATTTCCGATTTGCTGTGGTTTCTTTTCACGCATTGGATAAGTTGTAAGGGTCATTTAATGAATTAGAGACGTATACTCTCTAGAGTGTATATACACTAAATAGGCTTGTCAACCTTTAAGTTCTTCAATACGTCTTTCTAAATTTTTATATTGAACAACATATTCTTTATCTGTAATTTCTTTTTGAAACCATTGCCATTCAAGTGTAGCAATTTCATTATTTAATTTTGTGATCAAATACTTTTTTCTTCGATCAAGTTCACGATAAAAACATTTCATCTCATTACTTTCCATTTTCTTCTTATTTTTGAATTTAGTTGTTTTGTTTTTTGTCTTTTTAGACTTAGATATGTGTCATTCAGTTCATCAATCAGGTGAGTAAAGTCTCCTTGTGATGACATTTCTAATGACCTTTCAAAGTTAACAATAGATGCTTTGATTAGCTCTAAGTCTCTACCTGAGACATCAAGTATATATCTCATCTTTTAGTCCACTCTGAGATAAGTTTTCTTAGCTCCTCAATACGTTTCTGAGCAGCTTTTATCCTTTCTTTTTTTGTCATTAAAACAATTCCTGTTTAGCTTCAAACTTTTCCCATGCTTCCTGCCAAGCAGCTTGACATCTCTCAACAGGTTGACTATGACCAAGGATTGAAAATCCTGGATATGCCCATAATGTATTACATACATCTGGAACTATTCCATAGTTTAGTTTCAACATTTCTAAGTAACAACCAAGTTGTTTATCTGTTGAATAAGGTTCCTGCCAATATTTATCTATCTCCTTAACCCATAATCTACCTTTTTTATCATTTTCTCTTTTGTAAAATCCACTTTTGGTATTACCTTTAGTTTTTAAATCAATCAATCTTAGTGTTTTCTTTGATGTAACTGGACAAATATCATAACCAAGCAAATCAAGCTGACCACCAACTGATTTATCAGGTATTGACATCATATGTTCGATAGCTAGTGGTTCAAAGTTTGCAAATAACCAATGATCTAAAAGAGGAGCAACAATCTCTTCATAGTCACCCATATCAACATTGGTATTGCCTAGCATACTTTCTGCTAGACATTCATGTACTTTTTCCCCTCTAGGCTGCCAAACATATCTATATTTTTCGATATTTTCTTTAGCTTCTTCTGTTAGTTCGTTACAAACTTCTGTAGTGGAATAAGCTAACCAATCATTAGTTTCTTTGTTGAGATATTTATGTGTTTCTTCATCTCTACAAATTGGAAGTGGTTTTAATAGTTGGAAGGTTTTCATTGTTAAAAATCGTATTTTTGAAAGTCTTTAGGGTCAGTAAGTTCTACTTTCTCCTCGATTGGTTTAGGTTTTTTAACCCTAGCAAGGTTTTGATATTTAACACCTTGATAGCCTTGAGGGAAGGCAGGATTGCCTTTGCAATTGTTTACTACTTCTGTCCAACCTGGTGGAGGTTGATCAAGATCTTTTAATGTCCACCTGCCTTTTTTTATGCCGTCTTTGAGTGTATTGACAACTGATATATCAAATAGTTTTTCCATTATTCAAAACCTCCTTTTGCTGTAAATACTCTTGATGCAGGATGATTATTTTTTGGCTCTTCTACAAACTTAGACTTCTTAATAGGAAATAAATCCTTCCAGCCTCCTGTTATAGCGTTTTCAAGAGCTTGTTTTCTGTCTTGTATATGAAATGACCTTAACTTATCAAAGATGCGGTTAGCGACGCTCTTAGTGCAAGATCCACCTTTTTGCTTTCTTATAGGCCACCATTCCATTAAAAGACCAGAATAATCTTTCAAATCATCAGGTATTAAATCAGCAGTGATATGAGAACCACTAAAAGGATCAACTTTAACTTCTGTAGAAGTATTTGCTTTCTTTCTAGATTTTGCTTTCATTGCTTTTCTAATTAAGATCCTGACTAAAGCGGATCTAGAAGTTTCTTCATCTCGATTCATATCTAACCATTTGATCAGATCGGAATCTAAAAACATAGTAATTTTAGTTTTTGCCATTCATTGGGATTAACTATTTCCATTATTATAGCCATACATTGTATGTGTCAAGAGGTTGTTACGGATGCTAAATGGTAAAAATCAGAAAAATTCCTTTCCTTATCCTTATATGTATATATATTATTATTATTATTATATATATATATATACTATTTATATACTTTATAAAATATTTACTTACATATAATATATTCTTTTTCTTTTGGTTCTTTTCTTTTTCTTTTTGTCGCCATTCATATAGCTTCCTTAACTATTATTGTGATATCATGCTAATATTAAACTAGTATTTCGCCTTTAATTATGCTACAGAGAATCAGTATTGGTGTTGAAAAAGAAAAATATGACCAATTAAAAAGCCTCTCAAAACCTGGAATGTCTATAGGTTTCCTAATTAGAGAGGCTATTGATTTGTTATTAGAAAAATTAGAATCTGAAAAAACTTAATATTTATTCCTTTTTTAAAGGAATTAATTTATTATTTGTTCGTTTGATTAACTTTTTTGGTTTATAAAAGTCTTTATTAGAATCCAAAGAACCATCATAAGAATTAATATATTCAATAAAAAACATTTTATGTTCATCATCATTTAAAGAACTTAAATATTGATCAAAAAAGTGTTTTAAAAATGGTTTATTAGAAAGTAATCCTTCGATTAATCTATCTTGAAAACCATCTTCTTTAAAAGTGTTATGAGTCATAATCCATCATGCCATTTAGTTCCAAACATACTAATCATTTCATCATCAGTAGGTTCATAATCTCCATATGGTGTTTTTGTTTCATATAAATCTTTATTATGATCCCACCACATATCGATAATATATTTTTGATTACCGAAAAAATAACCTCTATCTGATTCTCTACATTGTTCAATATAGAATTCAATAAAAGGATCATAATAATCTGGATTGAGATTATAATCTTTAGCTAGTTCTCTAGCAGCATTAGAACAATGCTCTTCAAACTTTTCATTGATATAAAGACCATCATAAGTCTCTAAAGTTTGGTTTTCTAATGGGTTATCAATCATTCTTCTACCTTTTCTATAAATTCAACCTCTTCTATTTGATGTGATCCATCAACATCCTCTGATCCATCAGGAAAACAATAGTCTCCACCTTCTTTGTTGAATTTTTCTTTAGCTTCTTCTATTGAATGAGCTTTAACAGAATAAACTCTTTTAATAATTGCTGATTCTGTGATGTAGTATCTATTAATCATAATTTTTTTAGCTAGCTAATTTAGCCATAGTAGTTTTAAATAATGTGTTTTAAATGTGATAAGCATTCACTTCTTAAAGCCATAATTACTTTTATGTCCTCTTGTAAGTCATAATGCTTTTCATAATCTGCTTTTGCATCTTGAAATAATCGCTCTTTAAAAGCGATCTTTTCTTGTTTCTTATTTTGCAAATCCATAAAATTTGCATTCTCCCATTCCTCAATATCCTTTTCTTTTTTAATTTTTCTATACCATTTTCTAAAAGTTTGCGGATGTACATCGGGATAAGTTCTAATACATTCATCGATAGTTGCCTTTAAAGACATTTTGCCTTTAATACATTCCCTAATTGTTTCAAAACAATCTTCCCTATATTCAATCTGTTTAGTCAATTTTCTAACTCCCATTTAAGTGCATTATCAGAATATTCTTTTAAAACTTCGATGACATCGGCCATTGTATAACCTCTCTCAATGGTATTTTCGCCATAAGCTAGGTTACTAATTTCTTTTATAAAATATTCTCTATCGCTTTCATTAGTCCATGCCTTATCAATAGGCATATTTTTAAATCTTTGTTTATAATTCATTTTTTTATACTCCTACCAATACATTATTTTTAGTGTTCCCGTGTGCATTTATAACAACATCGGCCTTACTTCCATCGCATAAATTACAACTATTGCAATTAGTCTTATTTTCTTTTTCTACACTAGCCATACAATGTATAAAGTTTTTAGGATCCTCTATACTCTCATGCTTAACATAAAAACATTTAAAACCTAAACTGCTAGCTTTTAAATATTCATCGAAACTATCCACACTTGCTTGCAATAAACCTTTAAAACGTATTGCAAAATTATTACGCCATTGATGAGTATAACCCGTATGGTTTTTACATACATCAATCATTTTTTTAACCATATAAAGCGGAATTAATGAAGGATCTCCACAACTTCCAAACCTTATAGATTTATTTCTAAAAATTTCATAATCCCCATTAAAATAATCATATCTATTATTTTTATATGCTTTATATACATTTAATGGTGCATAAAACCATTTAACATAACAAGAGTTATTATTATAACCCGCATGGGGACAGTTACCACATACTGTCTCACCATATTTTCTTATTTTAAATGCTTTATGCGGTTCTATACCATCGTATAAAATCCATGTCTGTATCATATCTCCAGTTTTCTTATTACTAGTTGCGGCCTTTAAACCTGTAGCAATTACCACTATAGGCATATCATTAATTAGACTTCGGCCTTTAAATAGGATTAACCCATTATTATTCTTATTCATTTGTTTTTATTCTCCTTATTATCTTTTATTAACTTGTTAAAACGTTTTGATTCTTTGGGAGATAAACCACAAAAATAATTTAATAAATTACCTTCATAGTCATCAAATAATTTTTTAAGATCTTTTTTCATTGTTTGGAAGGTTAGAAAAAATTTAATTTTAAAAGTATCTAAAATTAGAGACTTTCAAAAAAGGATATGTTTATATATCCTTTTTAGTAAGTATCTTTTAAGACTCTTTATCTTCTATAAAAAAGGTATATGTTCCCCTATCCTTAGTAATACTATTCATTTGATATGAATAATTACTAGGTAAAGTTTTTAACCATTCTTCAAAATCATTAGGCATTAAATCACCCGAATAAAAAGGAATTGAATAATCCATTATTTATTCTCCATAAGTGATAAACCATTTATTTTTCTAATATGGTTTAATATTTTAACTACATATGCTTTAGCTAGTTCTATTTCATTTGAGTCTAATTCAAGTGCAAAATATTCTGCACTTTCTAATGCTTCTAAATGTCTTTTATTATTCTTAGAAATAGCACTAACTACAAGTGCAGTTATAATATTTTCTAATTTTGAAGGCACTTTAAAAAGGTTAAATGCCTCTTTAGGTTCTAATACATTCTCCATAATGGGTTAAAAATTGGAAGGTTTACAATTAAAACTATTTATAAAAAATAGTTTTTTAAAACTATCTAAAATTAATTAGATAGCTTTAAGAAACTATTATTTTATTTATGTAAATAATAATTTTTATCTAAATCTAATTTATTAAAATCTTTTTTAATCTCATCACTTAGCATTAAATCAATTCCAATAAATGATTTATTTTTTTTATACCAACTAACAACTTTTAAAAGTTGCTCTTTAAATTCATCTACATCATCACATTTATTAATTATTAGATCTCCTTCACAATAAGTGATTAATTCCAGACTTTTAAAATTAACCCAATTCCCAAAATAACTTGCATCTTCAGTAGTGTCTATTTGTGCAAATCCTTTTTTATAACTGCAAATATCATAATCGAATCTATATCGATCAGTATTGCAAAATGTTTTTTGTGTTTTCATAATAATAAAAAAATAAAAAACTAACTCTATTAAGAGTTAGTTATTGTTGGTTTATTTGTTATAGGTTTATTAATATGCTCTTCTCTTAATTTTTTTTCTTTTTTTATATCCTCAATTAATACTGTATCTAAGTCTTTTATAGTCATAATAAAAAGCTTATCAAGTATTAAATCGTATTCCTTTTCATTGTACTTATACATACAATCAGTTAAAAGCTTAACTGCTATTGTATTGTATTCTTTTGAAGTTAATAATTTTTCGCTATCCATATTAAAGACCTCTATTGGCTAACGTGATCGAAGCAACTTCTTTTTGGTACTCATTACCAGTTTTTAAAAGCTGATAGCAAGCTGTATCAGAATTATTATTAGTACATTGATTCAAAGTACTTTTATTAAGTCCAGAGTCCATAGCGGATAGAATACCGATACCAAACAATGAACTAAGTAAGAATAAATTTTTAATCATTGGAAGGGATAAAAATAAATTAATTTTTTTAGATATATCCTTTTGTATTTCTTAAAATATAAAATCAAATAATCAAAAATATAGAAAAAAATATTAGTGATGATTAGATAATAGATTTTAATTAATAATAAAGGATATAATTAATATTATCATATTGTATGGCTATTGGCTAGCTAGATATTAGATTAATATTAAATATGTTTATTTATTAACATAATATTATTATGATATTATTTATGTTATTATATTAATAGTTAAACAAACCTTCCAAATGTATAACTACACAAAAACAAAAACAAAATTTCAAGTTGTTTTCTTCGGTGATTCTGTAACTGATCCTTATGTTGTTGGTACTTATTCTACAAGAATGAGAGCTAGTAACAAAGCAACAAAACTTGATAATGAGTACGGAGCATATAGACATTCTGTAAAGGCTGTTGAGGTTCCCGTATAATGTTTATCAACAAAAATTTCAGTGATGATTGCAGAGCTATGAGTATTGAAACTCTAGACACGCAATGTAATGATATTTTTGAGATAGATAATTATCAAGTTGCCGAATTAAGGTTAAATGGATATCTCAGAGGTTTAAAACCTCGAGATGTCTATTTCTATCCAAATCTAGATAAAGTCTCTTACACTTACGTATGTGACCTATAGAGACTAAAATATTTTGTAACTAGTGGGGAGTAGTTGCAAAATTTTTTTTTCGCATATATAACACGGGGAACCTAAATATATATTGATTAATTTTTTGGTTCAACTTTAATTGAAAGTTCTGGAGCTTGAATGTGTACTGTTTCTATGGATTCACCTATAACTTTGCCTAGGGAGTCTAGTATTTGAGCAGCGGTTTGGAACTGACCTTTTTTTACGGCTTTATTGAATAGGCGGATTCTCATTGCTTGGAGTCTGGGTAAAAGATTTTCTCTATCTTTTTCCCAATCTTCTTTATTCCACTCTTTAACTTTTCTCCAATCGGTCCAAGCTGTTACTTCGGATATTCCTTCAGTTTTAGCGTGTTCTAGGACAAGGGAGCGTGTAGTTTTACCTTCTAACTGACGGGAGTATAAGCGTTGAGCACGTTGTTGAACTTGTTGAGCAGTACCACGGGGGACCATATTAGCTTTTCTTTTTGCGATAATTTCTGGATCAAAAATTGAGGAAGCCACGGACTTACAAAATTGAGGTTAATAATCGAATAATAACCTAAAAACGATGAAATAGGCTATAAATAGGGGGTATTGGTTTGAAATTTTGTTATTTTAGTGTTTATGGAAGGTATAAAACAGGAAGAAATAAGTTTAAGGTATGCTCAAGGGGAGGTATTTAATTGTGATAAAAGATTTCGGGTGTTGGTTGCAGGGCGAAGGTTTGGTAAATCATACCTTTCCTGCATTGAACTGCTCAGAGGAGCTATCAATCGACCTGGCGAAGTATATTTCTATTGTGCTCCTACTTATAGGATGGCAAAGGATATTGCGTGGAAGGAGTTAAAGAGATTAGTGCCTAAAGTTTGGGTTAAAGCTAAAAATGAGACTGATTTAAGGTTGGATTTAATAAATGGATCAAGTATTGAGTTAAAGGGGACAGAAAATGCAATGGCATTGAGGGGAAGAAGTTTAGCTGGTGTTGTATTGGATGAAGCTGCATTTATGGATAGAGATGTATGGGCGGAGGTAATTAGACCTGCATTAGCAGATAAACAGGGATGGGCATTGTTTATTAGTACTCCTGATGGCACTGCTAGCTGGTTTTATGATATGTGGTGCTTTTGTGGAGAACAGGAGTTAGATGATTGGCAGAGATGGAGTTTTACTACGATTGAAGGGGGTAATGTAGCAGCAGAAGAGGTTGAAGCAGCTAGGAGTCAATTAGATGCGAGAACTTTTAGACAAGAATTTGAAGCAAGTTTTGAGAATTTAACTGGTTTGGTTGCTGTCAGCTTCAGTGATAACAATATTAATAAAGAAGTGCAAGACCTACATATGCTGCCATTGTTGTTGGGATTAGACTTTAACGTTGATCCGATGGCAGGTGTCTGTGCATATAAGCATGACAATAACCTCTATGTGTTTGATGAAATCATGCTAACAGGTGGTGCTACTACATGGGATTTTGCGGAGGAGGTTGTGAGAAGGTACGGGGTAGATAGAAGAATTATTGCCTGTCCTGACCCTACTGGTAGTGCAAGAAAAACAAGTGGGGTAGGAGTTACAGATCACACGATTTTAAGAAGATCTGGTTTTACTGTTATGAGTCCTAAAAGTCCTTGGAAGATCAGAGATAAGATTACTGCTGTTAATACTGCATTGTTAGATGCAAATGGAGATCAGAGAACATTTATTCATCCAAGATGTAAAGAATTGATAAAAGCACTACGAACTTTAACTTATGCCCCGAATACTGGACTTCCTAATAAAAATCTAGGAGTTGATCATGCTTTTGATGCCTTTGGTTATCTTTGTCTACAGCAGTTTAATCTTGCAAAACCAGAGACATTAGGCCAAACTGCGTTTAGAATATACTAAGAACTACCTAATTCTTACAATGCCTTATCATCAAGGTAAGAAAAAAAAGAAAAAAATTACTAAAAAGAACAAAAAATGACTAAAATTACTGATGAAATGCTCGATATTATCGAAAAAGTTAAAGGAAAACGAAATCCTGCACTTTGGGACCCTAGATGTGAACAATATATGAGAAATAACAGTAAAGGTACTGTAAAAAAGTCAACTACAAGTTAAACTATTTATAAATACTCTTTTTTCTTAGAATAATGGCATTTTATCGTGGAGAAGAAGGATCTGTTAAATTTAAGAATGGATCTGGAACTACTGAAGCAGTTGTATCAACTACGGGTTGGTCTTTAGATATAACAAAAGACACATTAGATGTAACTGCTCATGGAGCAACATCTAGAAGTAATGTTGGTGGGCTAATTTCTGGATCTGGAACTGTTGATTTTCTTTATACAGCAGCTAGTGGCAATGAAACTGCAAACTTATTGTCTGATGTTTTAACAACAGAAGATGCTGCTGATGCACAGTTTGAACTATTTTTAGACACTTCTGGAAGTAAAAAAGTAAGTTTTTCTGGGATCGTCACAGGAACAAGTTTATCTGCAACAACAGGTGATTTAGAAACAGTTAGTGTAAGCTTTATTACTTCTGGTGCTATCACCAATGCTGCATAATGCCTAGAAAAAAGGGAGTAAGTTTGTCTATTGGTCGAGGTGAAAAGTCTCGGAAGGGAGGACTTACTGCTAAAGGTAGAGCAAAATATAATCGTGCGACAGGAAGCAATTTACAGGCACCTGTTACTGAAAGCAATCCTACGGGAAAAAGAGCAGCCAGACGAAAATCATTTTGTGCCAGAATGAAAGGAGTCAAAGGTCCAACAAGTAAAGATGGTAAATTAACTCGAAAAGGATTAGCACTAAAGAGATGGAGGTGTTGACATGACTTTCGCAATCCCAGGCAAAATAAAGACAAAAATCATAACTTCCACTTCTCCTGGTGGATTAGATAGTCCTTTCACAAGAACAAGGGCTGTTTTAGATATGATGAAAAGCTGGGAAATAATGAAAGCTGTTACTGAAGGTACTGAATATCTAAG